GATATTGTTACAACATTCAACACTACTACTGCTTTCGACACAGACGTTGCTACAGTGTCGGGATTTGACACAAGTAGAGTAACAGAGTTTAATACCTCTAGAAGTACAGAAACTAATTTAGTAACTACATTTGCAACTACCACAGTGTTTGCAACTACAGTAAATACAACAACTGCATTCACAACAACAACAGCATTTAACACAACCACTACGTTCAACACAACAATTACTACTGTTACAGATTTTACAACTACAACGCAGTTTAACACAACTACAACCTTTAATACAAATACAACTACAACTACTGACTTTACTACTACTACTGCGTTTAATACAACTACAACATTTAATACTACGATTTCAACAACAACAGTTTTCAGTACTGTTACAGCTTTTAACACAACGACAGTTTATGCTACTACTCAAGGTACAGTCACCGCATTTAATACAACTACTACATTTAGTACTACTACAACGTTTGATACCAATACTACAACAACGACTGCCTTTAATACTACAACAACTTTTACTACAACAACAACATTTAATACAAGTAAGAGTACGGTTACAGCCTTTAATACAACCACTACTTTTGAAACCACAACAGTATTTGAGACTAGTCTAAGCACAACTACCGCATACAATACGACGACAACGTTTACTACAACTACAACGTTTAACACAACACTTACGACTACAACTGATTTTACTACTACAACAACATTTAATACAACTAAAAGTACAACAACCGCATATGAAACTACTACTACTTTTACAACATTCTTTGACACAGTAATTGCCACAAGTAGACTTAGTGAGTTTACTAATAATACATCGTTCGCTACTACAAGAACAACAACATTTGGTACCATTACTGCTTATGCAGACAACACCTCATTTGCAACTACAAGAACAACAACATTTGGAACGATTACTGCTTATGCAGATAACACGTCTTTTGCTACTACAAGAACAACAACATTTGGTACCATTACTGCTTATGCAGACAATACCTCATTTGCTACTACAAGAGATACTACATTTGATACTATATCTACTTTCTCAGCAAGTACAAGTTATACTACTACTCAAAGTACTAATACAAGTAGAGGCACTGCATTAGCTGCTGTCAATACTTCATATAATACTACTCAAAGTACTAATACAAGTAGAAACACTGCACTAGCCGCTGTCAATACTTCATATAATACTACTCAAAGTACTAATACAAGTAGAAACACTGCATTAGCTGCCGTAAATACTTCATATACTACTACTCAAAGTACTAATACAAGTAGAAACACTGGATTAGCTGCTGTCAATACTTCATATACTACTACTCAAAGTACTAATACAAGTAGAAACACTGCATTAGCTGCCGTAAATACTAATACAGCTAGAAATACAAATACATCAAGAAGTACTGGATTTACAAATAGTACATCTTATAACACAGCATTTGCTACAAATACATCAAGAAGTACAGGCTTCACGAATAGTACAAGTTACAACACAGCATTTGCTACAAATACATCAAGAAGTACAGGATTTACAAATAGTACAACTAGAAATACATCATTTGGAACAAATACATCTTTTGCTACTTCTTTTGCTACAAATACTGCAAGAGCTACAGGGTTTACTGGAAACACATCAAGAAACACTAATACAGTTAGGGGTACTAATACTTCTAGAAGTACATCATTTGCTACAAATACAGCAAGAACAACAGCATACACAGATAACACAGGATTTACAAATAATACTACAAGAGGTACTAATACTTCTAGAAGTACTGGATTTACAAATAATACAGCAAGAAACACTAATACAGCTAGAAATACTGGCTTTACTAACAACACAGCAAGAAATACAAATACTGCAAGAAGTACAGGATTTACAAATAGTACAGGATTTACTAACAATACATCTAGAAATACTAATACAGCTAGAAGTACAAATACAGCTAGAACAACTACTACTGCTTTTACTTATACATACTTTACTTATGGTGCTGGTTATGTGCAGGTAGTTGCGGAATCTACCGACTACCCAGTAAGTAATACTGATACAGCGTTTACTAACAGCACAGGATTTACGAATAGTACATCATTCGCTACTAATACTGCAAGAAATACAAATACTGCAAGAAGTACAGGATTTACAAATAGTACTTCTTTTGCAACAAATACTGCAAGAAGTACAGGATTTACAAATAGTACATCATTTGCTACTAATACAGCAAGAACAACAGCATACACAGACAATACATCATTTGCTACAAACACAGCTAGAGGTACTAATACTTCTAGAAGTACTGGATTTACAAATAATACAGCAAGAACAACAGAATACACAGATAACACAGGATTTACTAATGCAACTTCATTCGGAACTAATACAAGTAGATCTACCTCATTTACAAATAATACAACAAGAGTAACAGCAGACTTAGCAGGTACAACTAGAAGTACATCTTACAACACAAATACAGCAAGAACAACAGCATACACAGATAATACTTCTCAAGCTACTACTAGAAATACTAATACAGCAAGAACAACAGAATTTGTAGGTAGCACAGGATTTACAAACTCAACAAATACAAGCAGACTAACTTCATATGTTGATAACACAGCATTTGCTACAACAAGAAGTACTAATACAAGCAGACTAACTTCATATGTTGATAACACATCTTTTACTACAACAAGAAGTACTAATACAAGTATAACAACATCATATGCAGATAATACATCATTCGCTACAACAAGAAGTACTAATACAAGTATAACAACAACGTTTGCTGCTAATACATCATTTGCTACAACAAGAAGTACTAACACAAGTATAGTAACAACGTTTGCTGCTAATACATCATTTGCTACAACACGAAATACTAACACAAGTAGAGGAACAGGTACAACTCAATCAACGAGCTATACTACTACTCAAAGTACTAATACAAGTAGAACAAGTAATACTTCACAGTCAACAAGTTATAACACTACTCAAAGTACTAATACAAGTAGAACAAGTAGTACTTCACAGTCAACTAGTTATACTACTACTCAAGTAACAAATACAAGTAGAACAACAACGTTTGAAACAGCATATCAAACTTCTAGATTGTCTTCAAGAAGCACAGGTACTAGTAGAGCTACTACTACGATATTTAATACAGCGAGAGGAACAGTTACAGATAGAGGTACAACCACAACATTTAATACTACTAGACTATCTGACACGACGAGAGCAACAGGAACAAGTAGAGCAACAGATACTACTTTTAATACTTCCAGAATATCAGATACAACAAGAGCTACAGAAACTAGTAAAAATACAACTACAATATTCAATACAACTAGAGCAACTGATACAACAAGGGCGACTCTTACAAGTAGAGCAACGACAACAACATACGCAACTACTCAAGGAACTCTTACAACTAGGACTACTGGAACAAGTAAAAGTACTACAACTACTTTTGATACTAATACTACAACAGGAACAAGTAAAAATACACTTACTTCAAAAGATACAATATCTACATTTAATACTACTAGAATATCAGAAACAACTAGAGGCACAGTTACAGTTAGAGATACAGTCTCTACATTTGCGACTTCTAGAGCATCCCTCACAAGTAGAGGAACAGTTACTTCACAGAATACAGTATCTACCTTCAACACTTCTAGAGCTTCGTTAACAAGTAGAGGCACTATTACAAGTAGAAGTACTACATCTACTTTTAATACTTCAAGAACTACAGATACAACTAGAACTACTGTATTTGCAACTTCAACAGTATTTAATACAACTAGAACTACCGTATTTGCAACAGGTATAACAACAACTACTACTATACAAACAAGTAGATTGTCAGATACAACTAGGACTACAACTCCTACAACTACAACAACCTTCGATACTTCTACGCAAGTATTTGAAAGAATTACCGCGTCAGCAGCTGGAACAATCTTCGATACTGAAGTAGCTAGTGCAGATGCATTTGCAGCGTCATACTGGGATGGTAACCAGTGGGCAGAATAATAATTAACCAAAGGAAAAATAATGAAACTACAAGATAAGGATATTACTCCTAAATTCGTTAACGATAAGTTAGAAAGCTTAGGACAAGCTCTATTTGATTCAATACATCAATTTGAAGAAAGATTAAAAGATCAAGAGGTACATATAGTAGACCTTAAAAAACAAATTAGAGATTTAAAAAATGGGTAAACTAGTTCCACTCTCTAATGTAGAGGAATTAGGAGATTTTAGTACTCATATATACAAATCAGGGTCGTGCACCAGACCTAAAGAAGATTTAGATCAATTGTCTAAAATGAAGAAAAGATTAATACCAGCACAACGAGAGGGTATAAATTTTGATTATGATTTGTGGTTTAATACTAACGAAATAAGAACTGTTAGAAGTTGGTTATATACAGATTTTTTGGGAGCAGGTATATATCTAAGAGTTAATTCTGTACTTATAAATGATAATTTAATGAGTGTAATTGCTAAATCAGATATAGAAATAGACACAACAAGAATAGATAAGATTAAAAATAATTTAAGAAATAAGTATCATTTAAAATATACTGAGGAAGAATATGATAAAGTTGTATTTCCTCCTGGAACAAATCTATTAACTAAACCTACTTGTGTGCATTGGGGTAGAATAAAACAATGTATAGACGAAGGATATGTAATAAAGCCACATCCAATTACCACCGATTTAATGGTTGCTAAATTTAAAAGAAAGTTCGGTAAAGATAAAGTTTTGGATAAAAGAAGCGGTGGCATGGAATTACTTATGAAGTGTTCTGACGTAGCAACAATGCCTAATAGTGAAATGGGACTTATCGCACTCTTGCTTAAGAAAAACTTAAGAATGATATGTTACTCAAAGAAAGAAAGAGAAAAAAGTTTATTAACGTATGAAAGTATTTATCATGCTTGTGGCAAGACAAATGGCTACAAAGCAATTGAAAAAATATTTTCAGCAAAGAACTCAGGAATAATATTTTCATTTGATGAAGATGCACAACAAAGACTAGATTTATATATAAATAATTTTTGGGATTATAGGAAACACACATGATTGAAATAGTACATACATGGAAGCCAGAATGGAGTTACTTCACTATCGCTTCTTTAATTGATAAAGACGAAGACTATCGTCTACATCTTTATGTGGAGGAAGAATATTATAAAGATTTGCCAATTAATTGGATATTTGACAATATTCCAAATGTAAGGATATATGAAGCATATTGGAAAAAAGATTATGCAGCTAGAGCTATTCAACATCTTAGATTGCATTGGAAAGATAAAGGACTACATAAAAGAATTCTATATGCTGGAGGCAACAGAATATTTTTAAAGACGGGTTGGACAGATGAAATACCAGATGAGACTTTCTTCCAAACAAAACTATCACACTTATCAAGAAAGAAAGTATTTGTTGGGCACAAACAATTCGCATCATATTATGGAATACTAGATTTTGCAAAAGCAGACATGCCTGCAAACTGGGACACTGACTTTTTTATGTTAAACTATGACTTACTAAAAGATTTAAATGACAATGAGTTATTTTATTCAAGAGGATTCTACAATGATTATGATAGCAGAGTACTTGCTGCAACCAACGAGTTTTTCTTTACAAAGTTGCACGAAAAAGAACATGGAGTACTACCTAGATATATGAATGGTAAAAGTGACTTATTAATACAATGGGATGCATTACCTTCAAAAGAATATATAAATTATAATGTAATGTTAAGAAAATCATGGAGTGTATCGCTACCAACAAATGCACTAGCAAATGGATATGCTAAAGTAAGTACAGGGACTCAATTATCTACTCCATGGGAACTGTACGCCCAGCTTATACCTAAGATTCCTGTTAACTTTAGAAATTCTAGAATATGTGAAAATTTATCTTATAAAACAAATAGACAAAAACAAACTGCAAGAAAATTAATAGAAGTTGGGTACAGATTAGGAAAACTTTAACATTTCGTCATTTAGGTCGGAAAGAATTTTCCAATGTAGTTTTCCTTTATTTTCCCACTTTTTAACTAATTTAGCTTCATTGGGATTATGTGGGTTTGAGCCTGTTGCATTAATTGGCATATGCCAACTTGATGGATAATCGCCACCTGTCTTAACTGGTAACTTCTTAGCAAAGAAATCAAAACCAATCAAAGTTATACTTTTACATTTGCACTTCTGCAAGAAAAATAATATACCAAGAAACCCTGCACTTGGACGACCACCCTTAGGAGCTACTCCATTTTTTGCTCCTACTAAATCAAATATTTTAAACAACTCTTTATCCGAGAACATATCATTATTATGCCCCCATGGCGGCTCACCTCTATGGTCTGGGTATTTGTCGAGGTGTATACGACAACGATTAAACAAAGGATAAGCGTCTTTAAAGGCAGGGTGAAAGTTCATTCGTAACCACCCTGTAATCCATATATCTGTACGTTTTCCTATATGTTGTTGCAACTTATCTTCAGGCACTCCTTTTCCAAATCGCACAACTGTATCGAAACTTTCTATATAATCTCCAAAGTTATACTGTAGAATTTCGACTGAATTTCCCACAAGTATTAAGTTTTTGTTTTCTGTTAACTTTTGTAAACTTTCATCCATTTTGCTGTGTACTCCGAACACTCGTTTATATTTAACCAAGGCCCACCATCTGTAAAGTGTAGTGCTTTTGGTCGTTTGAATTTGTAGTAATTTACCATGGCATTGAACTGCGCAGGAAGTTCCCCTATACTATCTGCCCATCGTAACTCATGCAATGCACCCGCTGGGGCTTGGTTTACATAATCATAAGTAAGTTCTTTACACTTAGGATTATTGAAAAGCATAAGACTAGACCAGTATTTTCTAGGATAACCATGGTTTTTCTTGCCTTTCATTTTTCTGGTTTGAACGAGAAAATTAGGATGTTGTACCACATGAACTGTATGGTTATCGGAAAAATAATCCATAACTTCTTCAGGGTCACAGAGCCATAAGAAATCTCCATCACAGAATAAAGCTTCGCCTTCATAGTCACAGAGCTGTGGTACTAGAAAACGAGTAAAGGCAAATTCCGTACTCTCGCCTTGATGTGGGCGAGTATATTGGGATATTTCCGATTTTTTGAGTGGTATGATTTCATGATTGGAATTGTAACGAAGTATGCTCTTTTTGCACACATCAAACATTTCTGGGTATGCAGATTCATACCCTATAAAGATTTTCATAGTATTATCCTTTTTTGAAAATAGTGTTCCATCTTATGCTCCATAGGAGTTAATAAGTATATGTTTTTTAAATAAGGATTTTTAAAATATCCCCACATTGCACCTTCAGGTTTTATGCTAAGTATTAATTTTCTTGCTAATTGAGTTGACTGTTCTTCTAATAAATTTATTCTTTGTTTTAGTTCTTTTCTAGTGTCATCACATAATTTTATATTTTTGTATTCTTCACTAGTTGGATCTAAGTCTTCGATATTAAACTCTTGTGTAATGTAGTAGTCATTTACTTCTTCTGGAATTGAAACTTGTAATTCGGGTAAGTTTGGGTACTCACCTATTTTACCTTCTTTTACATCTTCTTCTATGTAATCCATAAACTTTTTCATCCAATCCATATTAGTCATACCATTGGATTCTTCTGCTACAATACCTCCATGTAAGTTATTATACACATAACTACAGGGAACTTCTTTTAATCTTACAACATTTAACAAACCTTTATAGTGAGCTGTTTTTAGTTGTAAATATAGGCGTGTATCTTCTCCTATTCTCATTTCTTCATTGAATCTGTACTCAGCAGCTTTCCTAGAATACCATACTGGTCTACAGTGATTATCTACCATGTGTTGATTAGTAACATGAGAAAAGTACTTTTCATTATACTTTCTACATAATTCGTGCATTTGATTAGAGTATGTAGCATATAAATGACATACTTTATCTATACCTCCCATACTATTAACTTTTTTGCGGTAGTCTTTCTGAAACTTAGCACTTAGTGGTACAAACTTATAGAAAAACTCTAAATCTTTTTTGTAGTTAGCAGGTCTATCTTGATTATTCATTATTCGTGTGAAGAAACGTTGACCGTACTTAGTAACTTGTTGTGACCATTGATGGTATATTATTATACTATCTGGAGCTTTTTGATTTGCTAAGTTCTTATACAAATCAACCCCATAAGGGGTTAACATGTCATCTCCGTCAATTTGTACCATATAGTCATCTTCGGAGTCTAAAAATATTTTTAGTAGTTCGTTCTTTCCTTTTCCAGGAGTATTGTTACAGTCTGTTATATGACATTCTATTCCTTTACTTACACACCAACTCTTTACTGCTCTCTTATAGCTAGAGCTTATTGTATTTACTACTACTACCGCATCTTTATATTGTATATTTGACCACCTAGGGTCAAAGTGGACTTTTAGACTTTTAAAGTTACAATCAGTTTCAGCAACTCTATTATCCCAGTCCGTATACCTGCCAGACGCAGTAGTTAATATGTAAAATCTAAACTTCTTCTTCACCGACATCGCCACTATTTAATTGGTTGCCTAAGTCGTTGATGTAAGCTTGTCTAGCTGTTTGACAGATGGCTATAAGATGTTTACATCTCTCTACTTCTATATCTGATTGATTAATAGATGTAACTATAGCTCTCTGCTCTTCGGTTAATCCACTTAATGGATGTTCGATACCGTCAATATTAATGCTTTGTTCTTTGCTCATTTAAATATATCCTGCCAGTTTCCTTGTGTACTTGCCTTAGCATACTCGGTAGCACGGTTTTCAAAAAAGTTGGTATGCTCAACTGCGTTGATTTGCATGTCAATCCATGGAAGAGGATTTTCAGTACTATGGAATATTGCTTTCATCCCTAGTCCTAGTAATCTTCTATCTGCAATATAACGAATATACTCTTTTACTTCCTTAGCTGTTAAATCTTCAATATCTGCTTTATCAAAACAAACATCAATAAATTTATCTTCTAATTCAACAACGCGTTCTGCCGCACAGTATATCTCATATTTTAGTTTATCTGTCCATATATCTGGATTTTCTGCAATAAAAGTCCTAAAGAGTTTTGATAATCCTTCAACGTGAAGTGACTCGTCTCTTATAGACCATGTTACTATCTGCCCCATACCTTTCATAAGATTATGTCTTGGATAGTTTAAAAGGATAGCAAAACTACTAAATAGTTGTACTCCTTCTGTAAAACCACTATAGACTGCCATTGTCTTTGCAATCTCGTGTGGAGTTGACATATTAAAATCAGTTAAATACTCATGCTTTTCTGACATAGCTTGTATTTCAAAAAATTCTGTGTATTGGTCGTCTGACTTTCCTAGTGTCTCCAGTAATAAAGAATAGGCTTCTTGGTGTACTGCTTCCATAGCAGCGTAACTTACTAGCATCATTCTTATCTCTGGTACTTTAAATGTTGGAAGATAATGCTTTGCATACCCACAACATACATCTACATCGGCTTGTGTAAAAAACTTAAATATGTTATCTATAA